CAGAGGGTCAAGCCCTCTGGTGGGGACCGTAAGTAACGGGTCCCCCCCAGCTCCGTAAAGGAGCCTCAGTAGATAAAACTACTGAGCCGCACCACCTCAGTAAGGTGGTGCTAACCCGAGCTTGATGTTGACGGCATCGGGACGTCCATAACGTTCCAGGTGTCCCTCTTCAAGGGGCTCGAAAGCGCCTTTCAGAAAGAACTTCTGGAGAGCGCCAAGACCATCCAGCGGTGAAGCTGGAGGTCTGGCAACCTTCATCCATCCCTTAACCAAAGGGACTTGAAGGTCACGGTGAACTGCTTCGGCTTCCGCCTCAAGCCAGCTCACTCTGCCCAGAATCTGTGACGATTCCTCAACGATGGGAAAGTAACCTAGAATTGCTCCCAGGTATTCGTCGAGGAACCTTGCAGTAGACCAGTAACCAGCGTTGTAAAACTGGTTGCGGGTTGCCACAAGGCTTATCACAGATGCAACGTTACTCCGTGATGAAGGAAATACCTTGCGGATTCGGACAATGGTTACATCCGAACCTGCGTAGTAGTCCTTACCACAACTCTCCCTGAACCTCCCGGTCCAGAAAGACTTGTTGGAGTTCACTCGAAGTCCATAGGATTCGAGCGCGCTCATCACGGAATGCACATATTCTGACGGAACGACGATGTCGTCACCGTAGACACGCACCTTGCCCTTCAGTGATAAAATCTCACTGTCGGTAAGCCGCTGGCTATGCTGATTCTGAATGCCGCAGAATACAATGGTCAGGAAGACCATCGCTTCAATTGGAAAACAGAGAGCAGAACCCATCGACGCAAACTTCGAGAGTGGAATGACACCCACTCCGAGAGGTACGTCCGCTGTCACTGACCTGCTAGCCTGTACGCCTTCAGCAATGTTGGTGTACGAGCGAAACAGTTCGACAGCAAGAACGTTCGAAACCCGATCGGACGCATCAGACAAGTCTATAGTTGCAAGACTATTGTCCTCTGAGCCACGCTTAGCCATGAGCTGGTTAGGCTCCTGGTGCGTGAAACCTAGAAAACCCGAACAGAAACTGTCTGGGTGCTCCAGGTACCGAACGAGAGTCCGCGAAATCGCCTGTTGTGCATATTGCATGCACGTGGGCTCAATCGCTATGATTCTCGGGGATTTCGGCGTTTTAGGAACAAGAGTGACCTTTACAGGCCTCTCTTCTCCGGGTTCGCGAAAATCGACAGCCTCGAGTGCCGTGTGGTACCGAGGGTTGGGTAGCGCATTATCCAGGAAAGGAAACACGCGTTCCAACCTCTGAGTCCATTCTTTCAGGTCATACTTCGCGTTAGCGAAGAGACCATCGGAAGTTTTCCCAGGGCCGTGCTTTGGAATAAGCTCTCCCAAAGCAACTTCGACATCTAGACGACTAAGAACGTCGCCGAAGAGTCGAGTCCTCATCTTGTTAAATCGGAGAAGTTCATCCTCCGTAAAGACGAGGTTTCCGATTTCCGTCTCACACGCAACGAAATTGTCAATCGCCTCTTGATTTCGTGCATCACTGCACTCCATCTCGAGCTTGCCATACAACAGTGTGACCTGTCGCACAGCATGTATTGCATCGATTGACGCATTGTCGCGTAGCCAGCCGGTCAGCGGATCGAAAACGAGCTCAAGCAGCCCTCCCAGAAACACGGGGAGGTACGCACTTTTTGAGGTTACACGTTTGTAGCCCTTGAAGTGGTTGAGAGTGACTTGTTGTTCTTCCAGAGCTTGTTCAAAGCTCTTTCCGAACTCAGGCAGGACTATCGTAAGAAAGGATAGTCCCTCGTTTTCAAAACGCGTCGTGATTGTTTCAAGATCACGACTGGTGCTAATGCAACATCTGCTCTGGACATCGTCCAGAACGTGCTGCAGGAACAACATGGGGCTTTTCATCATACCCTCCTAGGGTATTGATCCTTGTCACGTGATGTTCTAGTGTTACCGAACCATGGGAGGATATTCCATGGCTCTCCATCATAATTCTGAGTTGTCATATTCCTATGACAGCCCAGCGTCCCCTTTCCGCCTACCGCTACTATACCCCCTCGGGGGAACGGTATTGCACGGCGAAAGGGATCTAGACCGTAAACCATGTGTAGGGACCAC